GGTCTTTGAAAACGTGAATAGGTAGAAAGGAAAAAAATAAAACTAAGGAGGAATCACAATGGAAAACGAGAACGAGTACGGAACGGTAGAGCTGAACGGGAAGAAATATATGTACTTGGTGAACGATGAATACGTAGAGTATCTCGGAGATAAGGATGGAAATGTTTACAAAGGTAGTTATGAAAGCGGGAAGTTGGAATCAGTAACGCTTGTAGCATCGCCAAAATCAAACGTAGAGAAAGCCATTTTATCACACCTCTGGGTTACTGAGTTGCCAATGGAATTTTTAGAAGGCTTGCCGATAAAGTACGTTGAATCCCTTGGGATTGGCTGGGGCGATTGCTACCCCGTATGTTACGACGAAGATTTAACAGTTGATGATGTTTTAGATTCAAATAGTTGGTTGCTGTGGGAAAGAGCGAGCGGTGAAGACCTTGTGATCGACGATTCATACGAATACGCAAGATCAAAAACCAAAGAAGAAATAAAAGCAGAGCACATCGGCGAGTTCACCCAAGGCGAAGAAGACAGTGAGGAAGAAGATGATGAATAACACACTCATAACCGCTACGGATTACGCAAAACAGCACGGGATACCACGTCCCGTGCTTCTTGAGACACTCAAATATTTAGACCTCCAGCCCGTGCAGACGATCGGAAACGCTAAGATGTACCCGGTCACTCTGTTCGACCGGATGATCGAGGCGATAAAAACGATACCACTTGACAAAAAAACATAATTGTGGTATTATCGATATAATAGCCGCAGGTATGATAATACCGCGGATGAAATATGAAGAAGGGCCTCCGGGCCCTTTTTTGTTGCGGAATTTTATGGGCGATGGAGGTGATACCGTGCCCGCAGGGAGAAAATCAAAATACGATCCGGGGATGATTCCCGCCGTTGAAATGTGGGCTCGGGACGGTCTCACGGAGGAAGAGATCGCGCGAAAATTAGGCGTTGGACATACGGCGTTCAACGTTTGGAAGAACAAACACGCGGAATTTGCGGAAGCCCTAAAAACAAGCAAAGAAACAGCAGACGCACGCGTTGAGAAAGCGCTCTATACGAAGGCATTAGACGGCGACACAACCGCGCAGATATTCTGGCTAAAGAATCGGCAACCAGGAAAATGGCGAGACAAACGAGACATCGGCGTTGAGGGGCAGATTATAATAGAAGCAACGTTTGAAGACTATGACGAAGACAGCACCGACAAAGAACAGACGTCCTGACGCAATAGTTAACTTCGGCAAAGTCGAGCAATGGATCAATCCCGTCTACCTTCCAATTCTCGCAAACCGGGCACGCTACGAAATCTACTACGGTGGGGCCGGGTCTGGCAAGAGCCACTTTGTCGCGCAAAAGATCATCTACCGAACACTCAAAGAACGCGGACACCGATACCTCGTCGTACGCAAGGTCGCGCGAACCAATCGACACAGCACGTACGATCTTTTGCGAAGCGTTATAAGCGGATGGAAGCTGAACCCGCTGTTCAAGATTGACAAGACGGAGCTTGACATCACGCTACAAGTGCGCGGCATCTCGGAGAATCAGATACTATTCACCGGTCTCGATGACGTCGAGAAGCTCAAATCCATCACCGGCATTACGGACATATGGATTGAAGAGGCGAGCGAGATAACGCCGGAAGATTTTATGCAGCTCGACCTTCGGCTCCGAACCCGATCTAACTATCCGAACCAAATCATCTTATCGTTTAACCCCGTGTCCGAGTATAGCTGGCTCAAGAAGCGGTTCTTCGATCAACACGTCGAGAACGCCTCGATCCTCAAGACAACGTACAAAGACAACCGATTCCTCGGAGACGACTACAAGCAAGTGATTGAAGGGCTCAAAGACCAAGACCCGACGTATTACCAAATCTACGCGCTGGGCGAATGGGGATCCCCAAAGGGTTTGATCTACACGAACTGGCGGCTCACAAACGAGATGCCGAAAGCCGGAACGGTTACATACGGGCTCGACTTTGGGTTCAACAACCCGACGGCGCTCGTGGAGATACGCGAGTACGACGGCGAGATATACCTGCGGGAACTAATCTATCAGACACACCTCACAAATTCGGAACTGATCGACAAGATAAAGCAACTCAACGTATTGGGCCGCATCTATTGCGACAGCGCCGAACCAAACCGTATCCAAGAGCTGAGGGCGGCGGGCTTAACCGCGATGCCGGCAAAGAAAGACGTGCTCAAAGGGATCGACTTTGCGAAGAGCCGAAAGCTCCGCGTCTACTCGGAGAGCTCGAACCTGATCAAAGAATTGCAATCGTACAAATGGCGGGAAGACAAAGACGGGCGCGTGCTCGACGAACCGGTAAAATTCCAGGATCACTTGATGGACGCGATGCGTTATGGCCTCTACACAGGCACAAAATCCGAATACACGGCGTGGTGATGAAATGGCAGAACAGCAGAAAATAGACACAACGCAATATATCAGCCTCCTGGATCGCTTCTGGGAGATTCTCGGCGTGATACTGAACGAAGATGACCTCGAGAACGAAGACAAAGAAAAGATGCTCACGCGTGACGAGACGATTAAAGCAGGGCTCAAGTACACGACGAATATGATCTACTCATCGATCGGGAGATACACGCATCCGGATGAGCGGATAGACGAGACAATCAACCAAGCGATAGACTTCTCGAACACCTCTATCGGCAACGTGCTCCAGCGAATGATCTATGAGGCTCAAGGCTACGGTTATGCGGTCGGAGAGATCATCTACACGATCGATAACGGTATCGCAAAGGTGGCCGACATCACACGGCTCGCGCCGATACAATGCGCGTTTAAGGTTCAGCCAGACGAATCGCTCGCGGTTGAATACACTACCATCAAATACGGGAAGATTATACTCCCTCCTGAAAAGTGTCTTATCCTGCGAAACGGAGGCGGCATCTACGGTGAGAGCGTCCTTCGCCCCGTATTCTCGAGCTGGCAGTTCAAAACCGCGCTCAAGAAGTGGTGGGCGGTGGCGATGGAGAAGTTCGCGATTCCAACAGTGGTGGCCGAGAGCGCGGATCCCAATGCGGCGAGAGCAATCTTCGCATCGTGGTTCTCGAAGGCCGGCGTCTCCGTACCGATCGGCGACAAGATATCCACGCTGCAACCTGGGAGCGATATGGCGAGGAGCTTTCAAGATTCTATCGAGTACCTGAACACGCTTATCTTTCGAGGCTTGCAAGTGCCACAGCTGATATCATCGGCATCAGATACCGGCGCTTACGCGATGAGCAAAACGCATATGCAACTGTTCCAGGATACGATGCGTTCGCAGGCGACGAACTACGCGAACCAAATCCTTGACCAGCTGATAACACGGCTTGTTGAGTACAACTTCGGCGTGCAAGAGGATTATGGCGAGTTCGCGATCAACGTGCAACCGAGCGTTGATGACAAGACGGCGATGGCTGGATATATAACCGCGTTGATAAGCGGCGGCGTGGTGGATCCCACGGAACCGTGGATTCGCGACATGCTATCTATCCCGGAATACGAAGGGGCGGTGATACCGGATGCCGACGGCGATAATGACAAAGACAGCGCTGACTTACGCGGAAAACAGGATAACACACTACCTGATGAGCCCGTGGAAGCGGCTACGACAGGCGGTAATTGATAACCGATCGATAACCTACGATATACTGCCCGAGTTCCAGAACGCGATAATGAGCGGCGTGATGACGGCGTTCTTGTACGGGCGCATCGCTGGATTCGGCGATATTGTGAAGCAAACGCGCGGAAAGCAACATCGCACACCGAACCGGAGATTTGCAACGCCCGACTGGAGCCAAACCGTCGCGGCGCTTAAAATCATACTCAAAAACGATTCAAAACTTGTCAAAGGATTGCTCGGAATTATCGGCACCAAACTCATCAAGAACGAAGCGGCAGCGTTTGACGAATACTTTCGCCCGAGCGAGAAGGCGATGGCCTTTATGAGCCAGTACACGGTGCAGCTCGCAGGGATTGAAGCGCAAGACACGCTGAAATACGTATCAGGGCTTATCAAAGATACGGTAGAGCAAGGAATGAGCGAGTCGCAGGCAACGGCCTACATCAGCAACAAGATTACGGATTTTGCGCGAGCACGGGCGAAGGCGATCGCAATCACAGAAGCAACGCGCGCCTACAACGTCGGAACGCTCGAAGAGTGTCAGGGCAGCACGATACTTGAGGGATATCGTTTCAACGCGGTATTGGATATGCTTACCACGGATATATGCAGGGAACGGAACGACATATTCATACCGGCGCACGATACGGGCGCAATCGCATCCAATACGCCGCCGCTACACGTTAACTGT